ATGAAAATTCATTCCGTTAGGATAAAAAACTTTCGTACTTTGACAGATATAAATATTCCCTTCGATTCCGTTACAACGTTCATTGGCCCGAATGGGGCAGGTAAATCTACTGTTCTCCGAGCACTTGATTGGTTCTTCAACGGTAAGGTCGGGATGTTAAATGAAAAAGATTGCTCATTTGGAACTATTGATAAAGATATTGAGGTACAGGTTACCTTCTCAAACCTCACTGAGAGAGATCGTGAAGCACTTGGCAAATACGCTCCGCAGGGAGCAGCAACATTCACTGCCTGGAGGCTACGCGCGCCCGACGGTTCAGAAAGGCTTTCTGCCAACGCAAAAAGTTTCCCTTATTTTAACGATATTAAAGCTGCTAATGGAGCAACAGCGAAGAAGGATTTGTACAACGCTCTTCGAGAAGCACATCCTGAATTCAATCTTCCCGTTGCCAAGACCGGGCTTGCTGTCGAAGAAGCAATGACTGCATGGGAAGCATCACATACAGAATTACTACATGAGGCACTTGAATCCCTACAAACCAACTTTTTCGGTTTCAACAGTGGCGGCAAGATGAGCGGTCTCTTTGATTACGTTTTGGTAACAGCAGATCTTCGTGCCAGTGAAGAGTCTCTCGATGGCAAGGCGAGTATTATTGGTCGAATTCTTGAACGTTCGATTGATCGCACCGCCGCAGATGAGGAAATTGCAAAGATTGTTGAAGAATCCCGAGTCCAGCAGCAGAAAGTCTACAAAGAAAAATTCGAAACCCAACTTGCGGATATGACGGCGCAGTTGAACGCCGTAGTTACGACTTACTCCCCCGGTCGTGCTGTTACAGTTACCCCTGCAAATATCGAACTGAAGGCCCCCAAGACCACATTCGAAGTTTCTGTGCTTGATGGCACAACCGAAACAGCAGTCGAAAGGCAAGGGCACGGCTTTCAACGCACGATACTGATCTCTGCCCTCCAATTATTAGCTCAGTCTGGTGCAGCTTCTACCGAAGGTGTTATTTGCCTTGCGATCGAAGAACCAGAATTATTTCAGCATCCGATCCAAGCACAAGCATTTGCAAAAGTACTCAGAGAACTCGCCGAAGATGCGGATAAGCGCATACAGATAACATATGCGACTCACAGCCCATACTTTCTTGAAGCTCGCCATTTCAACCAGATTAGACGATTGACACGAACATCTGATGCAAACCCCGTTGTTTCTGTTCACTTTGCAACCATCGAAGATGTCAAAGATAAATTAAAAGGAATTGTTAATGCCGAAGTAGTTGATAGAAGGCTTGGCCATAATGTAGCTGATCAGCTTTCAATAGCTCTCTTTGCCCAAAGAGCTTTTCTGGTAGAAGGGACAACAGAATTATCGGTGTTTTATGGAATTGGCGACAGGAAGTCACACGGCTCGCTTGAAGCCGCTGGCATCTCTATTGTTCCTGTAGGTTCAAAGACATCAATCCCACTTGCCCATGCGATTCTAAGTACAATTGGCGTTCCTGTTTTCGCGCTTTTCGATGCAGATGCGGGTTTTGAAGCTCGTGCCAAAGCGAAAAATAAAATGCAGGGAGCTATCGATGCCGAGCGGAATAATCACGCAATGGAGAATCGAAGTCTGCTTAGATACTTTGGTATGCCCGAAGAGGATTTTCCAGCTGCAACAGTTACTAATGATATTGCTATATTTGCGGATCATCTTGAATCTTTTTTGTCTGAAAACTGGGTAGAATGGGGTAAGGCCTGCAACGAAATTGAAGCACTTACAGGAATCAATCTCTCAAAAAATCAACTAGCTTACCGAACAGCAACTATCAATGCTAAAGGCAACGTACCAGAAATGCTCGAGACTATTCTTGCTAAATCTGCTGGGCGATAAGCACGAGTGAAGATACTGTTCCAAAAGCCTTCTATTCAATAAATTACGAAGTGCTAACTAACCGACTATGCACAGAACAAATCACCTTGAATTGCTCTTGATTGAATGGTGAAGAATTATGAGGGTGATAGTCCTTCCCACCCTCAATTAAAATTAAAGGTATTTACGTGAGAAATTTTTCTTAACCACACTACTAATAAAACTATTTAGCCCATGCCCAGCCTGGGCTAACTCTTTCATCCTAGAGACCGTTGAAGCCCCTGGTTTTGTAGAATCGTAAACGTATTTCCATCCATCTTTAAACTGTACTGTGATAGCATCTGGAGTAATCTCATAAAACACTATACCCGAATTACCGCCTTTATTAGCATAAGCTGGCATTTTTTATCCTTATTAAATTATAGCAGAAAGTTGCTGCACTCTAGTCATATGACCCATGCTAAACCTAATTGTTGAGCTAAGTCATAATTTCGATCATTTGATGAATATAAGTTATTTGACAGGCAGAATTAACCATACACTGTAATGTCCGTTTTTGGCACAAAGATGCCAATCACAGTAGTTCTAGTCTTATGCAACCGAAGTGTCAATTAATATCTGAACTAATGCTCTTTAATCTCGTCATTTCAATAAATACCAAACATTTCCCTGATAAAATGCCAGTATGCGCTGCATAACTTCGCTCTTCCGGCACTCGCGACAGATTATGTTTAGACGACTGTCGTAGCGACGTATTTCTCCATCAGGTAATGACCAGATAAGGTCCGGATCAACCACAGATGTTTTTTTCTTCAGCTTTGCCCTTGAGAGTTTTTTGCGGGCATTTTGCCAGTCCTTACGAGCCTGTTCAGACGGGAATAATCCGTAACCAGAGTTGTATACATCGCCGCTGGCAACCAGCTCTCTGGCGAGAGTGCTTATGTAATACCTTGATGCACCGGTTTTAGCCTCCAGAGCCCGTAACGTCTCGCGACCACTCAGACGTACAAGTTCAACAACCTGCCCCTTAATTTTTTCTCGCTCTTCTTGTGTAAAAACTTTTGCCACAAGTCCTCCTGAAAATTACCTCATGACCTGAAATAAACACTTACCCCCTGAAGCCCGGTGGAATTTCGGTATCCGGTTCAGAAATATGATTCACACAACGCTGGTTGTTCGTACCGCTTACCGGGAGCAACCAGGGGTTTTCAAAATTCCGGTCCGGTCCAAAAAACGTCGTCGCTCGCTGAACAAATTCCGTTCCCGTTTTCCCGGTAGCCGCTAGGTATCTTGCGTAACGCCTCACACCATCCAGCATGGCCTCTGGTAGCACCCCCTCGCGTAATCTGGCTTTCCAGGCACTGAAAGCGGATTTCTTCGGGTTTGCCCCGGCACGCAACGGGTATTCCCGCCAGACCTGTTCGAACACATCAGGATAATCCACTCGTCCCACAGGCTGCCCGGTGTTTTCCGGGACTACCCGATCGGCTTCCCGCTGAATGGCGGAATCGGCTTCAGGCTGCTGAAGTTGGTGTGATTGCTCCTGCCTTGCGGTCATCACCTGCTGCACAGCGCCCGAATCGGCTTTCAGCGCATACGCTGAATCGGCTTCCGGTGTCGTGCCTGCTGGCTGACCAAGATTGACGGTCTGAACATCCCCTGCCTGGTTCGTGGCGTTTTTTACGCCATGGACCATAGTGTTTTGATCTTCTTGATCTGTATCTTTATCTGTATCTTTATCTGTATCTTTATCTGTCGTGACTCGTCGTGACATGTGCGTGACATTTCGTGACTCGCCGTGACAATCGCCATTTTGTTCCCGCTTTCTTTCCCTCTCTCGCTGCGCCCTCTTGCGCTCTGCCGGAGATTTTGCGGTTTGCGAAATATTGCCGTTGTCCTCTTTCAGCACCTGGCGTTTTTCCCATCCAGTGATTAAATCACCATCAAGTACCCGCCCCTGCATCGTCTGCAAAATTGAATCAATTACCTCTTCTGTCACGTCGAGCGCACTTGCCAAATCTTCTGTCGTGACATCAATGTGACCTCGCGTGACATTTCGTGACGCGCTCACCAGGAGGTGGATATACACTGCCATCACTGTTGCAATTGGCTGCCCTGACACCCTGGCAATTGTTCGCCACTTAGGGTCATTTGGCATGTCATGCCATAATCTGAGCCAGGCGTTAGCCATACTCACCTCTTCTGATACCGAATCTTTTTACTCACGAGTTGCCGGAAGCGATTCGATATGACTATTGTCAGTCAATGTACTGCCACAGCATTTCCTTCCGGGCCACCACGGTTCATCTGATTGAAACCGGCGATTGCCACTGCGACAAAATCATCAGCGTCTCTCACCAGTCGCTCCCGCGTCTCCACCAGCTCCCGAAAATAAGCTGAACTGTGGCTGCGCATTCTGGCCACCAGCAAAGGTGGCATTGCCTTTTCGATCGCTGGTAACAACGCCTGAATTTTTTCAACTGCATCAGGGGTGTCTTTCTCTATCCAGCGGAAAATTTTCTGGGTATTGCGAGCCAGGGCTTCCGGATGGCTGTCGTCGTACAGTTCAGGAAACGTCATACCCAACTCAAAATAAGCCTGGGTTATTCCAGCTGCCGGAACTTTTTCGCCATCAGGACGCGCCCAGGCATTCATCGCCATGCGGATGTGTTCATGCTTGATTTTCATGAATCAACTCCCATCAGCTTTTTCGTAGTAGTTTTATTCCTGCCAATAGTTAAAATTGCATCGGCAGAAAATAATCCGTTTGATGCAAGAGCGATTTTTTCAGCGTAATTTGTTTCGCCGGTATATTCTGTGCGAGGCAATTTTCCGTTATCCATCCATTTATAGATTGCTCTTTGGCTGACACCACAAACGTCGGCCACAACAGCAACGCGAACAGTTTTGATTACATCTTCAAGTGTTTTCTGGTTCATATCACCCTCACAATGTGAACTTTGAGTACATGCTATAACAGAACTGACAGTACATTCAAGAGCGAATATCATTGAACTTATGGTTCATGAAGATAAAGCGCGTAAAGAGTTCGCCAGTAGGCTTGCGCTAGCCTGTGAAAACGCTGGTTATGAACAACATGGAAGGCAGGCAGAAATTGCCCGTCGAATGAAATTAACACCAAAAGCGGTTAGCAAATGGTTTAATGGCGAAACAATTCCTCGCCGGGAGAAATTAAGGGAATTAGCAACACTAATAGGAACAACACCAACCTATCTTTTGGGAGAGGATACAGAAGAAAGTGGACAGGTACGTTTCTATCAGGAGTTAAATCCAAGACAAAAAATCATCATTGACCTTCTGGACGAGCTCCCTGACAGTGAGACAGATGAACTTTTAAAAACTCTTGAAGAGAAAAAACAGAAGTACAATGCAATTTACGAAGAGTTAGCACGAAAGAAAAAACAAAAAGCCTCTTAAACCAGCATAAATCCGGTAGCGCCTTCCTCCGGGTTTGTGCTTCACTTTATCCCATCTCATTTTTTTACACACAAAATGTACTAAAAGTACTTTACAACAATGAACGAAAAGTACATTATATACCTGCCACCCACCCCGCCCCACAGAATGCAGGGCAATACTTCGAGTTACCAGGCAGTGGTCAGGGGTTAAGTAGCCAGCCCGAGGCGTAAGAACATGACGGCAGGGTTCAACTTTAATAACTATGCAGCAGGTTTTTGTTCCGCTACCCCGGCGTTAAGGGGAAATGAGGTCAGCATGGATACTATCGATCTTGGCAACAACGAATCTCTGGTATACGGCGTGTTTCCCAACCATGACGGAACGTTCACCGCGATGACGTATACCAAAAGCAAAACGTTTAAAACCGAAACTGGCGCACGTCGCTGGCTGGAAAGAAATTCAGGTGAGTGATATGGATTTCGACGCAATCATGAAAAAGGCTTACGAAGAATACTTCGAAGGCCTTGCCGAAGGCGAAGAAGCTCTCAGCTTCGGTGAGTTTAAACAGGCGCTTTCCAGTTCGACAAAATCTATCGACTAACGGGGTTAAAGATGGAATTTAAAGATTTACCTCCAGACACTCAGAAAATCGCCGCAGAAACACTGAAATCTCTCATTTTGAACGGGGAGACAGAAAAGGTAGAGCCAGCTAAAAAACTGGCTCAAGAAATCAGAGAAGCCTTTATTGCTCTTTATCAGTCTTCTCCATAGCGGCTTGTTTTTCTTCTTTTAATATATTGCGAATTGTAATAACTGAATTAGCCGCCTCTGAAGGGGATGACATTTTGCCAGCCCGAATTAACTCAACTGTTAAGTTCAAAGCTGCAACAGATGGATAGGTAAATGGGTTAATTAACTTGTCTGACATTTTATCCTCCATTGAGGTTCTGGGTTAAAAATGGAGACCAACATGCTGCCACATGTGGTCGTGCGCCGGACACGGATAAGAATCCGGCACTGACAGTTTACTGAAAGGATATATCCCTGAAAAGTCAGGGCATAACGCGAAAGCGCACGGCGAAGTTCGTCTCACTGTACGGTGTCGTTAAATTTAATTCGACCGTGCGCTTCCGGTTGTGGCACTCCGCGAAATGGCGCGGCGGTACGTATGGCGGGGTTATTCCTTCCCCCTGTTGAGGACACCGGGTTGTCAGGTTGACCATACGCCTGAGTGACAACCCCGCTGCAACAACCCATGTTGATTACCTTTTGGCGGCATCAGTTTCATTGCTGGCTGATGTCCGTCCTTTTTAAAGTGAATTTTGTGATGCGGTGAATGCGGCTCAGCGCACGCGGAACAGTTAAAAAGGCCAGTTGACTTCCGTATTGGTTCTTATGGGTGGGTTCTCTGTATCCGGCGTTAATTGTTAACTAGTTAACGTCACCTGGAGGCACCAGGCACCGCATCACAAAATTCATTGTTGAGGACGCGATAATGGAAACGTTATTACCAAACGTCAATACGTCTGAAGGTTGTTTTGAAATTGGTGTCAGAATCAGTAACTCTGTATTTACTGAAGATGCCATTAATAAGAGAAAACACGAACGGGAGCTATTAAATCAAATATGCATTGTTTCAATGCTGGCCCGTTTACGCCTGATGCAAAAAGGACGCTGACAATGAATACAGCATTTGCTCTCGTTCTGACAGTTTTTCTTAATACAGGCGAACCAGTCGATCTTGTTATTGGTATACATGACTCAATGAAAGAATGCATGGCTGCCGCAGCGGAACAGAAAATTCCCGGCAACTGTTATCCGGTTGATAAAGTTATTCGCATGGACAATAACGAAATCCCGGCAGGACTTAAAACAGCACCGTAATTAATATCCGGTTTCATTTTTATATGCCAGCAATGGCAGGGATTTGTTCACCCTTAAATCTGTAATGAGGTTAAAACAAAATGAGTAAAGTCTTTATTTGCGCCGCCATTCCGGACGAACAGGCAATAAAGGAAGAAGGTGCAGTCGCTGTAGCCACTGCCATTGAAGCCGGCGACGAACGCCGCGCCCGTGCCAAATTTACCTGGCAATTCCTGGAGCAATATCCGGCTGCTCAGGACTGCGCTTATAAATTTCTTGTTTGCGAGGATAAACCCGGCATGCCCCGCCCTGCCATCAACTCCTGGGATACCGAATATATGCTGGAAAACCGCTGGGATGAAGAGTCAGCCTCTTTTGTCCCGATCGAACCAGAATCCGATCCGATGAACGTCAATTTTGACAAGCTGTCCCTTGAAGTACAGAACGCGGTCCTGGTTAAGTTCGGTACATGTGAAAACATCACCGTTGATATGGTGATTAGTGCACAGGAATTGTTGCAGGAGGACATGGCAACATTCGACGGGCATATCGTTGAGGCATTGATGAAAATGCCTGAAGTTAACGTCATGTATTCAGAACTAAAGCTGTTCGCCATCGGGTGGGTTAAACATAAATGTAAGCCGGGTGCAAAATGGCCTGAGATCCAGACAGAATTACGCACCTGGAAAAAACGTCGCGAAGCCGAACGCAAAGAAACCGGGAAATACACGTCTGTTGTTGATCTTGCCCGCGCCAGAGTCAACCGGCAGCACACTGAAAACTCAGCAGGAAAAATCAACCCCGCCACTGCCGCCATTCGTCGCGAATACAAGCAGACATGGAAAACGCTGGATGAAGAACTGGCCTACGCTCTGTGGCCTGGCGATATTAATGCCGGAAACATTGACGGCAGCATCCATCGCTGGGCAAAAAATGAAGTTATCGACAAAGATCGCGAAGACTGGAAGCGCATTTCCGCATCAATGCGCAAACAACCCGATGCCGTCCGCTACGACCGTCAGACTATTTTTGGCCTTGTCCGTGAGCGTCCGATCGACATTCACAAAGATCCCGTGGCACTGAACAAATACATCACTGAATACCTGGCGACAAAGGGCGTGTTTGAGGATGAAGAAACAGACCAGAACACTGCTGATATTCTCCAGCCGTCAGCAGCACAAACTGATGCAGTGGAAACTGAAGTATCTGATACCCAAAAAAATGAAAGCACGCTGGAAACTGAACCATCTGTAGAGCGTGAGGGGCCGTTCTACTTCCTTTTCACCGATAAGGATGGCGAAAAATATGGTCGTGCAAACAAACTTTCTGGTCTGAATAAGGCGCTGGCTGCAGGGGCTACTGAAATCACGAAAGAAGAATATTTTGCCCGCAAAAACGGCACATACTCAGGTTCACAACAAAATACTGGTGCATCTGACACGATCGCACAACCAGAGCCGGTAAAAGTTACCGCTGACGAAGTAAACAAAATTATGCAGGCAGCCAATATCAGCCAGCCTGACGCCAATAAGTTGCTTGCTGTATCACGTGGTGAATTTGTTGCAGGGATTAGCGACCCGAATGATCCGAAATGGGTGAAGGGGATTGAAACCCGCGATTCAGTGAATCAGAACCAGCAAGAAACGGAACAGAACGACCAGAAAGCGGAACAAAACAGCCCAAATGCGCAACAGGAGCCGGAAAAAGCCTGCACCGCCTGCGGTCAGACCAGCGGCGGCAACTGCCCTGATTGTGGTGCGGTGATGGGCGACGCAACGTATCAGGAAACCTTTAATGAAGAAAATCTGGATGAATCTCAGGAAAAAGATCCGGAGGAAATGGAAGGCGCTGAACATCCACACAAGGAGAATGCTGGCAGCTATCAGGACCACGCCAGCGATAGCGAAACTGGCGAGACGGCAGATCCCTTAATTGCGGTGAACGGTCATCACGTTATCACATCCACCAGCAGAGTGTGGTACCACCTGATGATCGACCTTGAAACGATGGGTAAAAAAAGTAATGCCCCCATCGTGGTTATTGGTGCTGTGTTCTTCGATCCGCAGACCGGGGAAATCGGGCCAACATTTTATATCGTTATCAGCCTGGTTGACGCTATGGACACGGGTGCTGTTCCTGATGGTTCCACCATCGAATGGTGGCTTGCTCAGTCCAGCGAAGCCAGATCTGCAATTTTAGTTGATCAGGTAAAACTGGTTGACGCTCTTATTCAATTTCGGGAATTCATCAATGAGTACTCGGATGAAAAATTCGTTCAGGTATGGGGCAATGGTGCAACTTTCGACAACACTATTTTACGAACCTCGTACGAACGCCTGAACATCCCCTGCCCGTGGCGTTACTACAACGATCGCGATGTACGTACAATCGTTGAACTGGGAAAAACTATCGGCTTCGATGCCAGAACAGTTATTCCATTTGAAGGCGTGCGCCACCATGCGCTGGATGATGCCCGTCACCAGGCGAAATACGTTACAGCCACGATACAAAAACTGATCCCGAATCAGGCTGATTTTTAATGTTCAACCGTCGCCAGTTGTAGTTGGTATTCTGCAACTGGCGCGTTCCGGAGTGATAACCATGAGCGAACAGTACCTGATAACGCTCGATGAGTGGAAACCCAAACGGTTCAGTCTCCCAATAACAAACACTACCCTGGTGAAATACGGAAAACTTGGATACATCGTACCAAGACCACAAAAAATTCGTGGACGTTGGCTGATAGATCGCCGGGCAGTATTTGTTGGACCTGGTGAAACGGGAATTGCGCCGGAAATTCATACTGGCGATGATGATGCACTGAAGGAGATTTTAACTCATGTCACCGAGGCCACGAAAAAACAGCACTGACGTAGCCGGTCTTTACGAAAAGTTTGATCGCAGAACTGGCAGAGTTTACTACCAGTATAAAAACCCTGTGACTGGAAAATTTCACGGACTCGGAACAGACAAAGGCAAAGCTGAAAGAATCGCTTCCACAGCCAATCAGCGAATAGCTGCAGCAGAAGCCGAATATTTCATGCGCAAAATTGATGAAAGTCCATCAGCAACAAAACGTCGGGGTATCAGATTAAAGGCATGGGTTGATCGATATCTGAAAATACAGGACACGCGACTGAAAAATGGAGATATTGCAGCTACAACTCACAAAGAAAAAACTCGAATGGCTGCATACCTGGTTTCCCGTCTGGGAAACCACCCATTGAAAGAACTGGAAGTAAGAGACTTTGCATTAATACTGGATGAGTGGCTGGATAAAGACATGGTCAGCACAGCGAGAGTAAATCGTGGATTATGGGTTGATATTTATAAAGAAGCACAGCATGCAGGAGAAGTTCCTCCTGGATGGAATCCTCCGGAGGCTACCCGTAAACCGATCCCTAAAGTAACCAGAGCCAGACTCACCCTGGAAGACTGGCAAAAAATTTACAACGCAACGCCTGAAAAACACTTTATCCGTAACGCAATGCTTCTTGCGATTGTTACTGGTCAGCGCCGTGATGACATTTGCCATATGCGTTTTTCAGATGTGTGGAACGAACACCTGCATATTACCCAGGGAAAAACTGGAATGCGTCTGGCGTTACCGCTGACGCTACGCTGTGATGCCATTGGGATATCGCTAAAAGAAGTGATTGATGGATGCAGGGACAGAATATTGAGTCCATACCTGATTCATAGTCGGCACCAAAAACAACCAAAACCAATGAGTAAAGACAACCTGAGCGATTACTTTGCCAAAGCGCGGGAGCTGGCTGGAATAATTCCACCAGCAGGAAAAACTCCGCCAACATTTCATGAACAACGTTCTCTATCAGAACGGCTGTACCGTGCACAGGGTATCGATACAAAAACATTACTGGGACATAAAGTCCAGGCAACCACCGATCGTTATAACGATACTCGTGGTCAGGAATGGGTTAAATTGGTTGTTTGACGAAATAAATACAGCTGAAAAATGTTGATATTACTTTGCTAGTGTAAAAACCCCGGCATCAACCGGGGTTCGGAGACTAATCTTGATCAGGTTCCTGCTTAGAATAATGTTTTCCAACAATAAATGCCGTAACCAATGCAACAAGATCTATTGAAACGAGAGTTCCGGCAAGAACTGTCTCCCCCATGACGCCAAAGACAGTGGCAGCTAAGATGATCAATATTGCCAACCAAAAAGCCTTTGTTTGACCATCTCTGGCAATATCAATGCTATCAGCCACTGTTTTATGGCGATGAGCCTGCTCTTTTTCGGTCAACTCAACAAGTCGATTTGCAAGCCCAGGCACCAGTTGATCATACTTTTTAAGCATTGAAGGTGGCGGAACAGGCCCCTGAAAATGCTGGCAAACAATAGCCCGCACCTGCGGACTATCCAAAACCCTGTTTAAGACCTCTGGATTTTCGATTACTCGAGAAACCAGTTCATTATCCTTTTGTTCTTCACAAGTGAGTTTGGTGTTCTCACTTTCTTTTTGATCTGGCAT